GAGGAACGCTGTATATTCCACAGGGCACATTTATCATTCTGGGTAGTCTAACCATTAACACCTCCTTCAATATTTTCGGAGTGGGAACCATCAAGGCAGGTGGGGCAATGCCGTATATGTTGGAAGTGAATGCATCAGTGGATATGTTCGGTGGACTAACGATAGATGGAAACTTACTTGCAGTCATCGGTCTCAGACTACTCAACACTATTGTGGTAAGATTAAATAATGTGGAAATAAAACGTTGCACTACTGGAATATCGTCTTCTGCGTTAAGTAGCATCAGTCTAACCCTCGTGGATTGTCTGATTACAAATATGACTGGAACTGGAATATCATATCCATCACCAGTCATCACCTCACCTGCTATACCGCCAACACTGGACGTGAATAATACCATTTTTAGAGATTGTAATAAAGGTATTTCGGGCATCCTCTCGTCAATCATCGTCGTCCAAGGGTGTATATTTGATAATGTCGTGTTCAGTATTTCTACTGGGTCGTTCTCTGCAACAACGACCCCTTTTAGTTATAGTATAACGAATAACCAGTTTACACGAATCACAGGTAGTGCGATTTTAATCAACTTGCTAAATGTGGGAGCGTATAATACTGCGACCATATCCAACAATATATTCAGTAGCAGGGTTAGTAGTTATACCCCGATAAATACTATTGGAGGCACATTTTCAACATTTAACTACGACTCTCCTGTCCTCGGTCTTTTTGAGAGTATTACTTCGTCTATTAATACACAATTTATACAGAATACTATTGAAGATATGCATATACCAGAGACCACTAGTGCGATTATAACAAATTGCAACACGTTAACCGCTTCATTCAACAATATAGGTTTCCAATCTGTTATTACTGGCACTCCTGGATTGTTTATTAAATGCCTAGATACGGCACCACTCCAACTACCCATCTTATTTCTGGATAGAAACGTGTTTAAAACTCAGGCATATATGGAGTTAGTTGGATTTCCTGCATTAACACCTCCAATACCAGGCGGGTTCGTTGTTCCTACTTTAACATCCAGTCCTACTGCGTCCTTTTTTGATATTAATACATATTCGTCTGGCGTTGACTACGTGATAGATAATACATACGAGACGTATGCTTTTACACAGGCGTTCGCAAACACCATCAGTCTGATAGTCAACCGATCGCCGACAAGGATACAATTTACGAATACCAGCACGGCAATCGGTGCTGTTCTGTATCCGACAATAATAGTTAATTTACTAACGAATACCGACAATCCGCTTACTACTTTTGTAGCATGTGATGGTGTGTCGTTTCCTACCAGCACTCAGATTCGTTTTGGTAAGTCAGGGACATACGATATAGTGTATAATCCAACAACCGACACGCTAACCGCCACGAGACTAGACGACGTTGGTATTGCTACCTTTAATGCCGTCATTTCCACTGCCAGTATAAATCTAACCAGTCCCGCATTCTACAATAGTATCGTTAATTTCACGGGCACGACTGCATCCACAATTACTCTTCCTTCACCTATTACGAATACTCGTAATAACATCTACCTAGGGACATCTATACAGATATTTAACAATACATCCCAACAACAGACCATACAGACGACCGCCAACATTCTAGGTGTATATGGGTCGCAACTCCTGACGATTCCACTACCAGAGAATAGTTGGTATAAGTTAGTTGTGGACGGAACTAACTGGCGAATAAACGAAAGGAGTTCTAACCTAACATATCAACTCCCACTGAGCGTCAACACAGACTTTTCGGCGTATGATTACTTACGGAACGCCACGACTAGGTTCGCCCCGACCACTGCTTTAACCGCCACTATACCTTCACCAGTAAGTGCGTCAGGAGGTTCGTCTGGTCAGACGACGATGAATATTATAAATAACTCCGACCACGTTCTAACCCTATTGTCTCCTTCTAGTATTGATTTTCGTGGTAAATATGGACGTGGCGGTGGAGGGACGAATGATACAATCCCGATGCCCCCACATTCGTCGGTGGTTCTATTTTCAAACGGGACGTTTTGGTTTGCGAATGAACGCAGTTATAATCCGACATACTTTATCACATTATCATCAGTGAGCACAGATGCGTCTACTTTTAATTTTTTTTCGGATGCAACCATCAATATCTCTTCCACGGCGGTGACGAACAATATACTCGTTATACCTCCTCCGACAAGAGGAGAGATTGAGAATGCTACTATTACATTTTTCAACACCTCTGTGTATATTATAGCGCTGTCCATTAATGCTGGGACGTTTGCTGGTAAATATGGTAGCGGGACGACTACTTATCCTGTTCCTGCTAATACCTCCGTTCGGATAGTAACCGATGGGACAAATTGGTTGGTTCAAGAGCGAAGTGGAAACCCAATTTTTAATTTTCTACCTAACGGAACTACTCTTACTTGGACTTCTAGTTTGGAATATTTAGATAGTATTATAGAGTTAGTCCAACCTGATAGTGATTTAATCACTAAAACTCCTATAAGTGGAACTGCATCTCAATCGGTATATACTTTAACTGTTACCGCTTCTACTGGAACGATAAGTATTGGTTCTATTATAACTCTATCAGGTCGGAGATTGATAGTGAGAGCACAATTGACTGGAACTGCTGGTGGTACAGGGACTTATTTAGTTAATTTTCCGCAATCTATTGCTTCTACCTCTTATACTGGTTTTGGAGGAACAGGGTCAGTTAGTTCAGGAACTCTTAGTGTGAATGCTTCACAAATTACTAATATACCTTTATTCACCCCTTCTGGTGCTGTAAATCCTGCAACTACTATAAGTGTAGCAACTGCAACTGCTGTTGCTTCTAATCCTTTTTACGTTCTTTCTGGGACTGGTAGTGGGACGAGTTGTGGTAGTAGTGCTTCTACTAATTCAACCCTCAATCAAACGGGTATTGCCTATTTTTCCACTTCTGGATCTACCATTAATATCCCTCCTGCGACGACAAGTGTTAACCAAATGATTACCTTTAACAATAACTCTAATAATCCTGTTAATCTAACGACGAGTGCTGGAACTGCTTTATTTACAGGTCTTTTCGGTCAGATAACTGGCAGTGGAACTTTCCCTGGAACTTTCCCCAATAATTACTTTTTACGTCCGAGTGAGAGTGTCGTATTAATGAGCGACGGAACAAATTGGGAGACGCAGATTGGAACAAGTTTGAGCGGAGCGAGGTCGTTTATATTACCTGCTTCAGTTAACACTAGCACTGCTGATAAAACTATTAATACATTAACTAATTTTGCGGTAAGTGATTTAACCTATTCAAGTTTATACGGAGTTCAACTGACTAGTAATGTGTTCGCTAATGCTTATCCTTTCCCTATAAGTGTTAGTATTAGTGTTAATTTATCGTGGGGAAACGCACTAGTTTCCCTTGGAACTACTACAACTATTCCTCAAAGAATATTGTCTATTCAACCGAATAACGCTGGTTCTGGTGTAGGTTCAACGAATAGCAATATTAATTATTTAAACTTTCCTGCTACTATATCCTCTTCTTCTCCTAATACCTTTAGTCCAATATCAGGCACTATTAATCAAAACTCCAGTAGTGTTCTTACTTTGAAACCTGGTGAGACTATTGTTGTTGGAGCAGGTAAAATAAATGGATTATCAGGAACAGGACCGCCAAGTGCATTTGAAACGATACTCCAAGGCACAACAGTTTATATTCAACGTATCTCTTAACCCTCCTTTATTTTTTATCTCTTCATATAGTATAATGAGCGTAGTAAATATTGTTCCTGTTGAAATACCGCAATCTCCTATTATTGAGACTGCTGTTCGGGTGATTGTTTTATCGGTGGATTTAGGAATGTCTGCCTCTATTGACGCACAGATACTTAATGCCGATGGTGTTATCACAGAGGTGAAGCACTTGAAGTTAGAGCAACCTGATTACTCGTTTTGGGGGACGGACGACGAGTTCGTGGTGAATTGGACTTTACGGCAGTTGGGTTTAACGAAACAATAGGTAGGGAAACCAAGGTTTCCCCTACGACCCCTTCCTTTAAAAAGTATGGGTTCAAAAGGGAACGACGAGTTCCCTTTAAATTATCCGTATATATAAATGCCTACCCCTGCAGACAAGTCCCTCTACGAGAGGGTAAAAAAAGAAGCAGATGAAAAGTTTGATAAACCGAGTGCGTTCAAGAGTGGATGGATAGTCAAGACCTACAAGGACAGAGGCGGAAAATATAGTGGAAAGAAAGAGATGAAAGGATTGACGAATTGGTTTGCCTCCAAATGGAAAGATGTAGGCAATAAGGAATATCCCGTTTATCGCCCGACGAAGAGGGTTAATAAAGATACTCCTTTAACGATAGATGAGATAGACCCGAAGAACTTGCGAGACCAGATAGCACTGAAACAAATAATAAAGGGCGACGCCAATTTACCGCCGTTTCTACCCAAGAGATTTTTATAGGGAAATATATATGATGAACTCGGAGCAAGACCCCGAAGCACTTTTAGGCGTAGTGGAACGAGAGAAAAAGGATTGTTGGTATTATTTCTTCTGTTTGTGTATTTGTTGAAAAATTATTTTATAATGGAATATTATACAATAATGAAAGATAAAGTCGCCCAACGTGAGAGAACCGATGCCCTAGTCGGTGGTGCTAGAACCTTTAATGAGTTCGTGAAAGAAAAGGCAGTCGCCTCCAATATTACTCCTGCATGTGTCCGTTCATTACCCGAGATTAAGGAAGAATGGAAACAAATAAAGGCACAGCAAATGGCGGAGAAAAAAGCGGAAAAGACCGCCACTCGAGAGGCAAAAAAGGCGGAGAAAAAAGCAGAAAAAGAAGCAAAAAAGGCAACCGCCAAGTCCAACGTCGCCGTAGCAAAAGAAAAGACCGCCATTAAAAAGGTCGCCAAGAAGTCTGCAGTGGATACTGAAAATATTAAAATGACCCTGATTGAAAAAGCACACAAGAAATCCCAAGCAGAGAAACCGCCACAAGAACCCAAGGTGAAGGGCAGACCCAAGAAATATGCAACTGCCGAGGAGGCACGTCGGGCAAAAATAGAGCAGACCAAGGCGATCAATAAAGCAAAAAAGGCACAGCAACCCCCGAAGGAAAAGAAAGAGAAACCATCCAAGTTAGACCTTGATGTGTCCGATGCCGAATTGAAGATATATATGGCGAAGACGGATAAGGATTTAGACGATGTACTGAAATCCATTCGCAAGGCAAGTGTGAAATACGACAAGTTAGACGAGTTGAATAAAAAATCATACGACCATACACTCCAAATATATACACAGAAACGCAAGGCATTACTCGAACAGCGACGCAAGGAAGACGACGAAAAAGATGCAGAAATAGAACGAAAAAAGAAGGAGAAGGCGACGGCAAGTCGAGCAGTCAGTCAAGGCAAGGCAGAGAGACAACGCAATATACAGATGTTTAAAGATGCCCGAGGAAATGTTAGACGGCAACGAATGGCGGATTTAGAGGAGGGTGAAATATACGAAGGAAAAGGTTTCAATCCCGATGACTTGAAAGAGTTTAAGAACTACGTCAAAACCACCGACCATCTCAGTCATCATCTAGACGATTTAAAGGAGACACTTGACCCCAAGGATGTTCGGGACTATATCCACTTTACAAAAGAGAAGGCAAGATTGAAGAGCAAATTGGTCGGCGGGTTAGTGCGAATGATTGGTGGCGAAATGACGGATAGTGAAAGCGATAGCGACTCGGACAGCGATATGGAAGGCGGTGCAGGGACTATTCTCGGCAATATAGGCAGAGCATTAAAGACCTCGTGGAATAGACCCGTCCAGTCAAAAGCAGAGCGTCAATACCTAAATGCCGTATTAAACTACGCCGAACCTGCCGTCCTCGCTCCTCTCAATATCCTAGCACCACCCGTCGGTAAAATAGGGGAGGCACAGAGGCAACTGATGAAGTCCAAGGCGGGGGTTTAATGTTTTACCATCAAATTCATTTCTATCGTTTTGTGGGTTGTTGTTTTGTGGACTTCCGAAAATTAGTTTGTACTACGAAGTCTAAAAAATATACCCCTGTTTTTTTTTAGAATAATATGGGAACTGATGAAATACGAAGTCCACAAACCACAAACCACAAAACGCCACCCCGAAATTGATGTTTAACCCGCTTACCCTCAATTTCATTTATAATATATTAAGACCGAAACTGATTTAAAGATTATCTAATAATATAGAATAAACCGAAGATGGAACAACCTGTTCAAACCAAAGAAGAGAAGAAGAGGGCGTACATGCGTGAATATATGAAGAAATACAAGGCAAAGAAATATGCCGAAGATGCCGAGTCTATCCGTCGTGCAAACCGCACTCGTTATTTAAAGAGGACACATGCCGAAGAGATTGATGCCGACGATAGGACGAAATATGGAAACCATCTCGCAGACATTATCGCATTAAGGGAACTCATCAATCGTATCCCACAACAATATATAATTGAAATTGTACAAATATAAATATAGGGAAACCTAAGAAAACACCAGTCCTGCATATTTTAAATAAGACCTCACCTTGTAGTGACTTTAAAAGCGATTGAAATAAAGCGAACTCTTATAAGGTAAGCGATTGAAAATATTATTTTATCGAGGCGACAACCCGTTTCAATAAAATAAAAAGCAAAAAATTGATTCACTTTTTATTTGTCTGCCTAGACGGCAACCGATATTTAAGTATTAAAAAAATTGAAACGGATTTAACCATCACTTTCATATTTAATATATTAACCCCGAAATTGATTTAAAAACATCGCTATATTATAGATTAAAACGATGGCAAATACATTACAAGCATTCTTGAAGGAAAAATATGTGAAGGTGACGAAGGCAAACGCCGACCAAATCACCCACAAGCGTATTAAAGATGAATCAAACCATATCGGTGGCGGGACATATATTATCAAAGGCGAAGACCTCGCAACATTTTACGGACTGGTGTATAATGAAGCGGTGGTCGCAGGGAATATATGGACGCTGACGGAAAGGCAGTCCTCCGACGACCGAATATTGATTGATTTAGACTTTAAGCATGTACACGGGACGCCGAGAAAATGGGACTACGACGACGCCCACAATATTTTACAGGAATATATGGAGCAGTTGAAACTGCTGGTGGATTTTAAGGCAGGTCAGAAGGTGACGGCATATATAATGGCGAGGGATGCCCCCAATCATCTCCCTGATGGGTCAAAGACGAAGGACGGCATCCACATTATTATCAACCTGAAACTCAAACGCAAACTCCAAGCAGAACTACGGAAAAGAGTAATGGCGAAGGCGGTAGAAGAAGGTACGGAGATTAAGGGGGTGATGGATAAACTGGAATTGACGAACGGGTTGAATGATGTGTTCGACGAGTCAATCACCAAGGGCGGGACAGACTGGCAGATTATCGGGTGTCGCAAATCGGCAACGGCAGGGGTCTACAAAATCAAACGGCAATTCAAATACGAATTAGACCCAGCAGACAGAGAGTGGATGCTGGAAATCGGCGACCCAATCCCAACACCACCACCCCGAGAAATATTCAACGATGTAATCGTGACCGCCACGAAAACAGAGTGCGAATTAACCCGAGAGGGACAGCGGATTATCAACCCGACAGCAGAGGCGAACAACCGCAGGGATACCGAGCGACAGCAATTATTAGACACGGCAGTCCCCGAGGATATTATCAAATTATACCAGTGCCTAGACACAGTAAAAAGATGCGGAGCAGGGACGCACAGCAACTGGGTGGGAGTAATGTTGGCGACCAAGGGAGCAATCGGCGATGCAGGGAAGGAGATTTTCGTGGAATGGTCGTGGACATTCGGCGACCCAGACACGAGAGCAGACCAAAACGCAGTTGCAGATTTATACGACAACGCAAACCCGACATCATTAACAGCAGGGTCGCTACATTACTGGGCAAGGGAGGACAACCCTGAATTATACCGAGAATTATTCACGAGACAAGAAAAAGTCATCACGATGAAAACAGCAGAGGAGCAGATGGACACAATTTTAAGAAACGGGTACACAGAATACAAAATGGCGGTATTATTCAAGATTTTACACGGAGATGTCCACGTATGCCAAGACAGAGAGCGGAGAACAATCTACAATTTTACGAATGAAATGATGTGGGAGAAGGATACTGGCGTAATCATACGCCTAAAATTATCCGAGCGACTACCGCCATTATTCAAGGCAAAAATAGTCCAACTGACGGAAGAAGCGGATGCACTCGACCCAGTCGAAGACAAGGAATTAATCTTCGCAATCAAATGCAGAACAGACGGATGCACCAACGCAATAAACAAACTGGAAAGCACCAACGACAAGGAAAAGATATTCAAGGAGATAGCAGATTTATTATACAAACCAAAGTTCCTCGACGACTTCAACCGATCAAAGGACGAACTGCCTGTAAAACCCCGCTCGGTAGTCAATTTACAGACGCTGGAGGTCAGACAACGGACAATCAAGGACAAGTGGACATACGAATGTGATGCAGAGTTCTTGGAAGGCGACAAGTTTAAAGAAGAGGACGAGATGTGGATGAAAACATACTTCCTACAATTATTTAGACACCGAGAAGACACAATGGCGACGACGCTGGATATATTCAAGACCTCACTGAGCGGACGAGTAGTCAGACATATGTTCTTCCTGCTGGGAGAAAAAGGGAGCAACGGGAAATCATTAATGATAAAGGGACTGCAGGAAACATTCACGGGAGCAACAGACACAATCAGTAAGAAAATTATTGTCCAAGACAACAGGGCAACATCGGCACTCAACACGGAGGTGGAAAAACTGGAAAACTGCAGGGTCGCATTAACCTCCGAGTTCGACAAGAATGAAAAAATGAATATTAAGATGATTAAAGAAGTATCGGGTGGCGACAGAATATGCCTCAGAGGAATGCGGGAAACAGAGAGGACAATCAGACCAACAGCAAACTTGTTCGCAGTGACCAACGACATGCCGAGTATGAAAATAAAAAACCCCAAGGAGCAGTCGGCATTCTTCAAGCGGTTAATCATCATACCATTCCACGCCGAGTTTGAAAACAACACCGAGTATGAAGCAAACTTCCTGAAGAAGAAATCACAATTATTAACATTCATACTGAAACACGGTACAATCAGGGAAAAGTTCAACATTACAGACGAGATGGTCTCAGCGGTACAGGAATACCAAGAAGAAAGCACAGCGGACTCATTCAACGACTTTATCAAGGCAAGAATAGAGGTATGCGAATACGAAGCGGACTCCATACAAGGCAGACAAAGCACAAGACTAGACCAAAAATCAATTATAGAGGCATACAATGCATACTGCCAACAACTCGGCAACCACCCCGAGAAAAAGACCCCGACCAAGTGGCACAAGGAAATAATGGCAAAGTTCAACTTCACGGCAGAGGACAGCAAGGAAAGCGGAGGCAAGAGATACTACAACGGACTGCGATGGTTAAAAGAAGAAGAAACCGAAGAATATTAATAAAACAATTATAGTATTATTTACCCCTGAATTGATGTTTAACCCTGTAATCTAATTATATAACTTGTATAAAATTGAATCACTTTTTATTTCGGGGTCTAGGTAGGCAACAAAATAAAGAAGTCAAATATCTAAGAATACTGCAACCAGTCATATTTTAAATAAGGCACAACCTTACTACGAAATTGATTTAAAGACAAAGCGACAAATTGAAATAAAGATGGCATCAACAACCAAAGGACTTACTGCTGAGCAGATTGAAATAGTGAAAAGTCTAACCGATGAGCAGGTCAGTAAGGTATTGGATGTATTAATCACTGGTGCTGATATGTGGGGTGAATATGGATTGAACGGACATTACTGGTGTGAGATGCCCGACGGCAAGATTATAGACGAGTGGTTCTACGACCAGTGCAGAGATGCAATGAAAGTAGGAAACAAGACGCTCAAATACTACCCGTGTGCCAATCCCATCACAACCGCAGTGATGATTAAGAAGGCAAGGGCACTGGTGGATGCGATGGGAGGCGATGAAATCAACGCCCTCATATTTAAAAAGAATGTCGCCCGAAAGTGTATGTTTAACGCCATCGCCAACTGCTACAATCACGGAGGAACGCTACGCTTCGGGTCGCTCGGTTTAGATACGGACTGCGGTTCAGTCACGATGTGGATTTACGGCAACGAAGACTTCAAGACATACAAAGACTACACAAAGGAAACCGAAAATCAAAATGAAAGAATGACTATACGCAACCCGAAAAAAGCAGAGAAATATTTTAGAAAATTGTACACCAAATAATAACTATATTTGTATATTTACTATTTATTTGTAATTAAGTATTTACCCCGATATTAATATAAAGACGATTAGTAATTCAATTATATAATGGTACATTATTCAAACGATTACGGCAGAGCAAAGCAGGAGGAAACACGCATATTTCCATATTTAAAAGAATACTTTCATTCACCCACACTAACACCGACGGCAACTCAATACGAGCAGTATGATTTTATAGACCCCTCATTCAACTACGAGGTAAAGACCCGATTTGATATAAAGAGAGACCAGTACGACACCACACTTATACAGACGGACAAGTTCTATCCACGAGGTAAGTTTATCGGGCGTCCAGTCCGACTTATTTTTAATTTCGTAGACTATTTGTGCTATATTGATTACGACGACGAATTATTCAAAAACTTTTTAACGACCGAGTTTGCCCGACAGAAAGACCAACGCAATCATTCATCGCCACACACTTATATCCCGAGGGAGCACTTAAAAACGATTTGTAAATGGGATACACTAACAAAGTGCGATAATTGCGGTTCAAACTATCCGAGGGATATGATGGCGTATTTAGACGGAGAAGGATTAACGGCAGATTTATTGTACTGTCCCGTATGTGTTGAAAACGAGGGGTTTGAAATTGAGTATAATTAGATTATTTTTTATACATCTCATATATATAAGATGGATAAAACCGAAGAACAGAAGATAGTTGCAGGACGACAAGAAATCAAATCACGAATACCGAAACCATTAACCGATGGAGACATCGAACGCCATACTGGTACGCAGATTATAAAATACAGCGAATTAGATAATTACAAGACCATCGAGGAATTATTACCCACAGACAAGTCGGCAGTTATTATTTTAATTGAAGACCAATTCAATTCGGGACACTGGGTTGCCGTGATGAGATATGGTAAGACCTGCGAATATTTTAATTCGTATGGTGCTAAATATGATACGGACTGGAAGTTTATAACCCGAATGATGCGAATGATACTACAACAAAATACGAATGAGATGACGAGACTGATGGATACTGCTAAAAAGGACGGTTGGAATACTATATGGAATAAACACCGCTTCCAAAAATTAGGTGCTAAAATACAGACATGCGGACGATGGTGTGTATTGCGGATTGAGATGATGAAAATGGGATATACACTACCTGAGTTCTACGATTTTATAAAGAAGCGTGAGAAAGAAATGGGGGAGAAGTCCGACTTTATTGTCGCCAAGTTTGTTGCCTAAACCTTACCATCAATTTCGTTTCTATCGTTTTGTGGTTTGTTGTTTTGTGGACTTCCGAAAAATTAGTTGTACTATAAAATCCAAAAAATATACCCCTGTTTTTTTTTAGAAAAATACGGGAACTGATGAAATACGAAGTCCACAAACCACAAACCACAAAACATTAACCATCAATTTAATATATAGACAAAGGGTTTAAAGACTACCCTGTAATTAATGTATAACCCAGAGATGAACGAACACGACGTCAAAATGATTACCGATGCTCTCACCGAGATATCCAACATTAAGAAAATAGAGAACCTGTCTGCACAATACGTTATATTACAGGAGCGATTGAACCATTATAAATACCTACACAACCTGCACACAGAAGCGATGCGACAAACCATTAACCGAATGGAGGCAAATGGTATATCCGTAGTGTCCGACGATAAATAATTATTTATCCTTTGAATAGTCAGGCATACTCTCATATTGATGGAGTGCCTTTGTTAGATTAAATATGGCGGATAAGTGTGCGGTCAATAATTTACGGCGTTTCACATTCTCCTCTCCCTTCGTATTGCCTAATAGATGTTGAATAGCGTTTGCTTCAATACCACACTTGGTTAAGAGTTCGTTGATTACTTGTGCGTCAATCATTATATATTACTAAACCATTATTTATTCAAAGATATAACGCCGAAAGGGCGGTTAAACATCAATATAAGGGTTAAAAACACATTCTTAAAAAGCAAAAAATTGATTCACTTTTTATTTTAGTACCTGGACGGCAACCGATATTCAAGTATATTAAAAGAAGATACAAACTTAAGAACACACCAGTCCTGCATATTTTAAATAAGGCAGACCTTATCGAACGAGCAACCGAACAAAGTAAAGTAAAACCGATTGAAATAAAGATGAGCGAACAAAATAACAACTGCGAACAGTGTGGAAATAATAAAGAACCCACAGGTGAATGCTTTGACTGCGTGATTAGACCCAGTATGGTGGAATGCGGAATATGCTACAACTTGACGCAGTCTCCCTCACGAGGATTCTACTGCGACCACCAAGTATGCGGTGACTGCTCTAATCAGATAACCACGTGCCCGTTCTGTCGTCGCCCGTGGGACGAAGAAGAGCAACACACCCAACAGGAACACACCTGCGACGAATGCAATACAGGACACAGCACACACTGGCGTAGATTTGTGGACACAGCAGACGGGACAGCAAGAATGGTATGGTGGTGTAATGAATGCTGGGGCGATGAAGAAGACAACGAAGGGGTGGTAGTATTAGAAGAACGACACAACCACGATTAATAAATCAAACAAATAATTATATTTATACATTATATGCCTTTATAATGCGATGACCTTGTAATTAATTATATTTTCTATAAAATTGAAATTCTTTTTTAAATAAGACACAAACCTAAGAACACACCAGTACTGCATATTTTAAATAACCCTTACCCCCGTTATTTACTACGAATTTGATTTAAAGACAACTCGATTGAAATAAAGATGAGCGAACAAAATAACAACTGCGAACAGTGTGGAAATAATAAAGAACCTGATGGATTGTGCTTTGACTGCGACCATCAGAGAGAATGCGGTATATGCTACGAAAAAAAAAGATGGGGATGTGATGGCGGTGATTTTATACAGGGGAACAACTGCGACCACCGTGTCTGCGTTGACTGCTCCGTTAAAATAATCTGCTGTCCATTCTGCCGTAAATCGTGGGAGTTCTTTGAGGACTCTGACGGAGAAGAGGAAGAAGACGAGGAAGCGAGGTTTCAAGCAGAACATCTCGCAGAGTTTCCCGACCACCATTACTGCACTGAATGCGTGTGCTGTATCGGGTGCGGATGCTGTGGATGCGGAGAAGAAGACGAGGAGGAAGACCCTGAAAACAATGTTGAGTATCGTGTTGAGGTTAGATTTATAATCGACTACGAGGGAGAACAAGACAGCGTATGGGTGGAAAATGAACACGGGAGTGTAGAGTTCTTAAATCGTGGTGAAGCGATTGCCAAATACAGAGAGTTAGTCGTCGAACTCGCCGAAGACAGAGTATATTGTCGTATGCCAGTGAGAGCAGTAGCGGTGACCCGTAGCACAGTCCGTTATAGAGAAGACGAAGGAGAAGTAATAGCAATCACCGATTTCACGACAGGAGAACCTACCACGAGAGAAGAAGAATGTAGGAACTGCTACGACGAAAATCACGATTGGTGTACTGGACTGGTCACCTCGAACGAACACGATGGAATGTGCTACGCATGTTTCTCACACATTTAATTATATATTATATGCCTTTCTAATGCGATGACCTTGTAATTTAATTAATTCTGTTTTTTCTATAAAATTGAACGCCTTTTTTAAATAAGACACAAACCTAAGAACACACCAGTCCTGCATATTTTAAATAAGACCGACCTTATTTAAAACCGAAAGCGATTGAAACTAACCGATTGAAATTACTAACAAACCGATTGAAATAATGTCTACATTCAACCACGGAGGACAAAGAAGAACTGCTCAATTCGCCTGTGGATTTACCGCCAGGGGAGCACCAAAAGAAGTTGACGCAAAGGTCGCAAGACATTACCGATTTTGTGATGCGTGTGGAATGAAAGGACAGAAAGTAGACATCCCAGCATTCTCCGCAGTCAATGCAGGAATTAACGGATGGGACGGAATGCTAGGTGGAGGACACACTGGTCTTACTTCCTCCCGAGCATGTATCGCAATCACTAACAACGGACTACCCGATGAAGCAGTCACCAATTTAATCACCACGAATACCACGAGCGGATTTGTGACCGAACAAAAAGGAATCGCCCTCTCCGACGAAAAGTTGGAGCAATTATTCAGTGGTAGTACAGCGTCAGCACTTCTACCCAAGAGTAAGAAAGCGAAGAAAGCGAACAAATAATTATATTTTCACATATTATCTGTATTTACCTGTAATAATCTAACTAACTACCATTTTTTCAACGAATTAATGCTTTTTTTCAACTATAAATGGATTAATACTGTTATAATTTTAAAATTATTGATGCTTTATATAGAAATAATCCAAATATATATGTAATAATCCAACTTTTAGTGCCTTTTTTCAACATTTTATAATATTTTCAATAATATATAATGGACGAACCCCTATTAACCCCCAACGAAGAACGTTTAGTAGTATTACCTGTGGAACATCAGGATATATGGGAGATGTACAAGAAAGCAGTTGCCTCATTCTGGATTGCCGAGGAGGTGGACTTATCAAAGGACTTAAGGGACTGGAATAGACTGACTGACGACGAGAGGTATTTTATCAGTATGATTTTAGCATTCTTCGCTGGGGCAGATGGTCTCGTGAATGAGAACCTGACCTTTCGCTTCTATAATGAAGTGCAGAACTCGGAGGCACGACTATTTTACGGGTTTCAAGTTGCGATGGAGGGCATCCATCAAGAAGTCTACGCCACCTTAATAGACACCTATATAGCAGACCAACGGGAGAAGACCCGATTATTTAACGCCATACAGGAGTTCCCCTTTATACGCAGTAAGGCAGACTTCTGTTTAAAGTATATGAAGTCGGGAGATACATTCGCTACTCGTCTCGTTGCATTCGCATGTGTGGAGGGTATAATGTTCTCGGGTGCTTTTTGTAGTATATTCTGGTTTAGGAAGAGGGGTCTATTGAATGGTCTTACATTCTCTAACGAACTGATAAGTCGGGACGAGGCATTACATGCCGAGTTCGCCGTCCTACTATATAGCAAACTGAAATACAAATTACCGCCAGATGCCTTCTATTCGGTGGTACGGGAGGCAGTGGATATTGAGATACAATTTATATGCGGGGCGTTGCCGTGCCGTCTTATCGGTATGAATAGCGACCTAATGTCTCAATATATCAAGTTCGTTGCCGACCGACTCTGTCTCCAAATGGGATACTCTAAATTGTATAGCGTATTAAACCCTTTTAGTTATATGGAACTCATCTCGCTCGAACAGAAGTCCAATTTCTTTGAGGCAAAGGTATCGTCGTATGCTTTGGCGAATAGGGAACAGAATGGCGATGTCTTTGAGTTCAACGGGGATTTTTAGTTCGCCTTATTTAGGCAATCCCTTCGTTTTATTTTAGTTATATACTATATAATGTCTGCCCTTTCTCTAATCGGTCAATTCTCTACTTTTTCTGTCGCTGTCCCTAATGGTGGTGCTGGAAACGGAGTCTCAGGTGTATTACTCACAAAAATATTCCCTGCTGGGACATATATGGGTAGTATTCTAGTTGAAATTGTAGGTGCAGGAGTCACCACTGGTCGTTTTGTCGCTACCTTTGACGGAGGATATGTTCTTTGGACTATTACTGGTGCGGACGGCGTTGATGATACTGCTCTTGGAACATTCTTTTTTACTTCCGATGGAACACTCCCTCTCATCGTATCAGCAGTAGGAGTCGGAGGAGCGTGGACTTCTCAACCTACCAACTTAAACCTCCGACAAATCGCCTAATTTAGGCATATTGGATTTCTGGCGGTAAACGGCGAACCGACGCTGTTTTTAGGAACTCTCCCGTGTAGGGGACTTTCTATTCTACCCTTCTAATCTATTTTCGTATTACAGAAAAAAAACCTAAACGAGCGTCAGTTCGCCGTTCCCCGCCGAAAAATAATCGTCGTATATATTGTATTAAAATAATCTACAATATATATAAGATGTCGCAACTAAATCAAGTTAAGAGGGATAATTCACCCGACCAAGTGTATTACGATGCGACGATAACAAACTTTCAGTCGCAGGACACTTTACCGCCAGTGTTCTATTATAATGAGTCAAGAACTATTCCGTTTATTAACTGCCCCGAAGATTACTATTTAAGCATTATTCGGTTTAGCGTGGATACAGGCACTCTTCCCGTTTGGATACCAAGCATCGTCCCATTCTCTGCAAACCCGAATACAACCATCTATAATATCACACTTACTTACGATGACGGGACTACCGAATACACGAGTGGGGCAACCCCGATGACCTTTATTCCACAAGACCGCACGACAGGTATTACTCCTTCTCCTCCTAGCACGACTTCAAATGGTCTTCAAATCAACGACACAGGATACTACAACGTCTATTCCTACCAATATATAGCGTATTTAGTGACGGAAACATTCAAGACCGCCCTAGCAAGTTTAGTAGCAAATGTGATTGCGGGTGGTAGCACGATGCCCACTTACGATATTTACGCTCCCAATCAAAACGCAACCGCTCCACCCTCAGTCACCCCAGTCACACTATCATCGGACGATTTACCGCCATTGTTCCAATGGGACACATCTAGCGATACTGGGTCTATTTTCGCCATTCCACAATACGATTTGAACCCCGACGTGAACCCTGGTTTAAGCGGTAATAACCCCATCAAAATATATTTTAATGCCCCGATGTTTTATTTGTTCCAGTCCTTCCCCGCCACTATTTTCGGTTATAGTAATGTAGGCGGTGATGAGAACTTCCAAATAGAGGTGGTTAATCAAGGGGGATTGAATACCCAACTCATCACTCCACCGCAGTATGATGTAGTCAACCCTGCGTGGACTACCCCGCCATTATCCATTCCATATATTTCTACTTATCAAGAGACGAGTACCATCGGTGCTTTATCCCCGATTACCGCAATTGTATTTACGAGTAATACGATGCCGATTACACCCAATCAAGTCAGCACTCCTCTCATATTATTTAACAATCAACAGATAGGATTTCAGGGCAACAATGCAGACATCGCCAACATCGTGACTGATTTAGTAAGTAGCACTGGGGCGTACCGACCATCGTTGGTATATGAACCACAGGCACAATATAGACTGATTACTTTGAACGGCAACCGCCCTCTCTTCAATTTAGACCTTCAAATATTCTACCGATTAAGAAACGGACAACTTGTACCGTTCCGTTTAGCAAGTGGCGGGTCGGTCACTATTAAACTCGCATTCTTAAAGAAGGACGGAGGAGGTCAGTCCGAACAATCCCAACCGTTGGCACATTTAAGTCCCTCATTTAGTGGAAACGGGGGTCAAAAAGGAGGTAGACGTATGTGTTAATTATTTAGCGGAGAGTCTGCCGATATTTTATAATTGTATATTATATAATGTCGGACTTTAAAACAATCCTCGTCAAAGACTCCGTTATAGGTGATATTACGGCAGATTTAGACTTCGCAGTCAAATCAGGTGCTTCTCAAACCACTTTCCAACCGTTTCCTTCCACAAGTGCTTCCAATAGTGCTCTCATTTGGAACGTCCAAGTTCCATCTGAGAACGTCGTGATTGGTCGTGATGTTCTACTCAACACTGCTCTCTGTATTGAATTGTCGTATGGTGGTGGAGTTCCTATTGGCGAGAGTGTGTGGTCATACGGCAACACTGATGCATTCCAAGCATTCCCTTTGAACTCTTTATTTACTACTGCTACTGCTCAAATCAACAACACAACGGTTTCCATCAACACCAAGGATGTCCTCCCCTCTTTGTTGAGAATGAATAACAGTAGAGAACTTTACCGTTATAACTCGATGACCCCTGCTCTTCCCGACCAAGCATACGGGGCATACGCCGATGGTGTGAACGCCACCAACAATCCATTAGCATCATACAACACTGCCTCGTATGATTTAGACCAAGTCCCTCGTGGAGCATTCCCTATTATTTACAGGGTTGCCCGTTTCGTCGGTGCTGTCTTTCAGGACAATAGTGAGATTTCTACTGGTGTAGTAAACGAAAACTGGAAGATTGGTGTAGCGACAATTGTGACTGAACCTATATTCTTGTCCCCCTTTATTTGGTCTAACCCTGAATACAACTGCCAAGGTCTTCTAGGCATCAACAATATGGCGTTCACGATGAATATTGATGCGACCGCTTCCCGTGTTTGGTCTACCGCCTCCCCATACTTCACTGGTATTGTTTTAGGAAGTCCTAACGCAAATTGCTTCAATCAGTCAAGTGCCTTTGCTCTTCCCGCCACCCCTGCAGGTCAGACATCTCTTATCAGCAACACCCTCGGTGTCCCATCTCTTCTCTTCAAGTTCCTTTCTACGCAACCATCTGATTTAATCCAAACCAAGAACGTTGTGCCTTATATGGACTTCCCCCGTTATTTGACTTCATCTGCTAATAACCCCACATTCACCACACTAGGACAATCAGGTCTTAGAGTGAATAGTTCCAATCTTCAAATCAATCAAATCCCAGATTATTTCATCATTACTGCTCGTATCCCAATGTCGCAACAGACTCCACAACTCTCGATGTCCCAGTTCGTCATTCAAAATATCAGCATC